AACCAAGGCAGCTAGGATGCCTGCATTCTTTGAACATAGTAATGTCAATCTCCCTCAATACTCTTAAGCTACATAACGAAAGACTCAATGAGTTAGTCGATAAGCTAGAGCAAAACTTTGGGTGGAAACCTATTCACCCAAAAGAAGATATACAATCAATCATGTACAGAGCTGGACAAGCGAGTGTGATTGATTACATAAAATCCATACAAGAGGACGAAATTTAATGTGTATATTCGGAGGCGGTAACCCCGCACCACCACCACCCGCACCATTACCACCACCACCACCAGTTCCCCCAGCACCTCCTGCACCATTGCCAACTCCTGAACCAACGGAGAAAGCAGTGAACCCACAGGTAAGGAGAGCTAAATCCAAGAAAGCTAAAGGTGAGTTTGCTTCAGGCACTTCACAACTTAGAGTACCTCTTGGGTCAAAAGTTAACACTGGACAATCTGGTCCAGCCGGAGGAATCAATCAATGATGACAGCACGTGAGAGATATGAACAGTTAGCTACAGGTCGTAGAGAATTTCTAGACAAAGCAGTTGAGTGTTCAGAACTTACGTTGCCTTATCTAATTCAAGACGATCTATCGTCTAGACCAAACCACGAATCTTTGAAAGTACCATGGCAAAGCATAGGTAGTAAGTGTGTTGTAACTCTTGCAGCAAAACTTATGCTTGCTATACTTCCTCCCCAAACTAGCTTCTTCAAGCTACAGCTACGAGAAGATAAACTGGGCGAAGAGTTTACGCCAGAGGTAAAAGGAGAGTTAGACCTATCCTTCTCCAAAATGGAGAGAATGATAATGGAATATATCGCAGCCTCAAATGACAGAGTAACTATTCATCAAGCACTCAAGCATTTGATCGTTGGTGGTAACGCCCTTATATTTATGGGTAAAGATGGTCTGAAAAATTATCCTCTTTCAAGATACGTTGTTTCTCGTGATGGGAACGGCAACGTTTTAGAGATAGTTACTAAAGAACTAATCAATAGAAAAGTGATGGATATAGATATCCCGGATTCATCACCAAAAAAAGGGGTAGTAGATGAGACAAAAGCTACGGACAAGGATGACATAGAAGTATACACTTGTGTTAAATTAATTGATGGTAGGTGGGTATGGTATCAGGAAGCATTTGATAAAATTATTCCCGGTAGTCGTAGTACCGCACCTAAAAATGCAAGTCCGTGGTTAGTGCTCAGATTCAATACAGTTGACGGAGAAGATTATGGCAGAGGCAGAGTCGAGGAGTTCCTCGGAGACCTTAAAACAGTTGAGGGATTATCTCAAGCACTTGTTGAAGGAGCAGCAGCAGCGTCGAAAGTAATATTTCTAGTCAGCCCATCATCCACAACTAAGCCACAGACTATTGCTAAGGCTGGCAATGGTGCCATTGTATCTGGACGTGCAGAAGACGTACAGGTAGTACAAGTGGGTAAAACAGCCGATTTCTCTACTGCTGCAAACATGGCTAATCAGATAGAGAAAAGATTACTCGAAGCATTCTTAGTGATGAATATAAGACAAGCTGAACGAGTAACAGCAGAGGAGGTACGACTCACTCAATTAGAACTTGAACAACAGCTAGGTGGTATATTTAGTTTGTTAACTATTGAGTTTCTAATACCTTATCTAAATCGTACACTCTTAGTTCTACAACGTAGCAATGAGATACCTAAGTTACCTAAAGATATAGTCAGACCTACAATCGTAGCTGGTATAAATGCATTAGGTAGAGGACAGGATAGAGAATCATTAACACAGTTTATTGGTACTATTGCACAGACATTAGGACCAGAAGCTTTGATGAAGTTTGTAGAACCGCTAGAAGCTATACGCAGACTAGCAGCAGCTCAAGGTATAGACGTGTTGAATCTTATTAAGAGTCAGCAACAGATAGACCAAGAGATGCAAGCACAGATGCAAGCACAACAGCAACAAGCTTTAGTGCAACAGGCTGGTAAATTTGCTGGTAGTCCTTTGATGGATCCAACTAAGAACCCAGACATACAAGCAGCTATGCAAGAAGAAGAACCACCTATTGAGGAATAATGGCAGAAACACTATCGTATGATAATACTCCACAAACAGAAGTTCTTTCACCCGAAGAACAGGACTCTCTTGAAGTTGGAGAAAAGCTAGTAGCAGAACAAGAAGGGTTACTAGCAGGAAAATACAACAACCCACAAGAGTTGGAAAAAGCATACTTAGAGTTACAAAGTAAACTTGGAAAAGGAGAAACAGAAGTTGACGAAGGAGAAGGAGAGGCAGATGATTCGGAATTATCTGAAGAAACTACTGAAACTTCACCAGCATACGACTTAATAATGCAAGCTTCAGAGGAGTATTACGGAAACGAAAACACTCTTTCACCAGAAACTATTGAAAAGTTTTCAGAAATGAGCAGCACTGATTTAGTTAATGCTTATGTTGAGTCAATTAAAAATGCTCCTGCACAACAACAGCAGGAAGTAGACATACCTGATGCACAGGTAAATCAAATTCAGAACTCTGTTGGTGGCGAGAAACAATATACTAATATTGTATCTTGGGCTGCTAACAATCTACCTGAAAAACAAGTACTTGCTTATGACAACTTAGTTGCATCAGGAAATGTAGAAGCTATTAACTTAGCTTTGAAAGGTCTAAAAGCAGAGTATGATGATGCTTTCGGTAACGAGGGTAGAACTTTACAAGGTAGAGCGCCTCGTAGTAACGATGGTATATTCAGATCGCAGGCAGAATTGATGTCAGCTATGAATGACCCACGTTATGATACAGATGAGGCATACAGAGATGATGTTCTCAGAAAATTAGATCAATCAAATCTTCAGTTCTAATGAACAAACAAACAAAAAATTCTTACAAAAAATTTGGAAAATTAGTTTCCGAGTTTGGTAGTAACTGGAAAAAAATAAAAGATACTGCTAAGAAAAAACAAAAAATTCTAGATCAATTAAAATGAAAACAAGAGATCTAGACACACTACTCGAAAACGAGTATCCTTACGAACCACCTATTCAATTAATTGAAATGTCACACCACAACACCAACCCAATCTTTACACATGAAGCAGAACGTTTTAATGGCTGGGCAGCGATGCTTGGTTTTGTTGCTGCTCTTGGTGCCTACATTACTACAGGTCAGATCATACCCGGCGTTTTCTAAACCAAGGGTTATAGACCCTTACAAATGGAAAATGAGTTGCTTCGATTTCATGGAAGCAAGATACAAAGTGATACTAGATGAGAAACTTCCTAGCAAAGCTAAGATGGAACTCATAAATTTTTTCCTCTCCAAAGTCGAAGAGGAATGCGACAACATACATTTAAACTAATCACATGGCTGCAATCTCACTACAAAGAGACACTACAACCAACTGGGAAAAGTTTTGTAACTGGGTCACTAGCACAAACAACCGCCTATACGTAGGTTGGTTCGGCGTGCTAATGGTCCCTTGCTTACTTGCTGCTACCACATGTTTTATACTCGCCTTCATCGCTGCACCGCCAGTAGACATTGACGGCATACGTGAGCCAGTTTCCGGCTCGTTATTATACGGAAACAATATTATTTCAGGAGCAGTCGTCCCCTCCTCTAACGCAATCGGACTACATTTTTATCCTATTTGGGAAGCTGGTACTTTGGACGAGTGGCTCTACAATGGTGGACCATACCAGTTAATAGTCTTTCATTTCCTCATTGGTGTTGCTGCATACGCAGGAAGACAATGGGAATTGTCATACCGCCTAGGCATGAGACCTTGGATATTTGTTGCTTACACTGCACCATTATCCGCAGCTCTAGCGGTTTTTCTAGTCTACCCTTTCGGACAAGGGAGTTTTAGTGATGGTATGCCTCTTGGTATTTCTGGTACTTTTAACTTCATGTTCGTATTTCAAGCAGAACACAATATTCTTATGCATCCGTTCCACATGCTCGGTGTTGCTGGGGTATTCGGTGGAGCTTTGTTTGCTGCTATGCACGGAAGTCTTGTTACATCTTCTATCATTAAAGAAACAACAGACGAGGTATCGCAGAACTATGGCTATAAGTTTGGTCAGGACGAAGAAACATATAACATCGTTGCAGCTCATGGCTACTTCGGTAGGTTAATATTTCAATATGCCTCTTTCAATAATAGTCGTGCTCTACATTTCTTTCTTGGTACTTGGCCAGTGGTTGGCATATGGCTCACCTCCATGGGGATAGCTACTATGGCATTCAACCTCAATGGCTTTAACTTTAACCAGTCAGTTGTAGACGTAAACGGAAAAATCATCCCAACATGGGCTGATGTAGTCAACCGAGCTAACCTCGGATTTGAAGTTATGCACGAGCGCAATGCTCATAACTTCCCACTTGATTTAGCTAATGCTGAGTCAACACAAATTGCACTAACAGCTCCAGAAATTGCTTAATAAATTTGTATTAATTTTAACTTTAATAACTAATTTGTTCATCATCTCAGGAGTCACACGCCACTGGAATAATATGTCTCATCAAAACGATAAGATGAAAGCGAGTCCAACTCGATTTGAATTTTGTAATAGCAATGGCAAAGAACGTGAGCTTGCGGATGGGCAAGCACAAAAGCCGGAAGGGAGGACTAACGGCAGCCGGGAGAGCGAAGTACAATAGAGCAACCGGTTCAAACCTCAAGGCTCCACAGCCCGGAGGTGGTCCACGCAAGAGATCTTTTTGTGCCCGATTTAAGGGCATGAAAGGTCCTATGAAAAAACCAAATGGCAAACCTACTCGTAAGGCGCTTGCCATGCGTCGATGGAAATGTTAATTATGCCCGGACAC